TCCGACCGCTGCGACGCGACACCTGAGCGCGCGCGCACCCTCCCCCCGTGGTGGGCGTACCAGGACAGCGCGCCGCTGGACCTGTGGTCGCTGCCGCGGCCCGACGTCGAGAGCGGCGCCGCGAACGATCCGGAGGTGCGCTGATGGGCAAGCGTGTCACTGCCAGGTTCCAGGTCTCTACCAATCGCGGTTCATTCAGGCTGAGCCTGCCGCTTCCTGATGGCGACTGGGCTCTCGAATACAAGAGCCTTGTCGTGGGCGGCTACTCCTGGCTCAGCGACCTTGCGCGAGGCGTCCTGATCCTGATCACGCTCCTCGGCGGCAACCGGGCCGACGGTATCGAGTTTCCGGTCGGCGTTTCGGCGGCGGACGGGCTCGCCAAAATGGTCGGCGAGAAGACCTCCGCGGTTGCAAAAGCAATCGCCGAACTGACCGGCCGGATGGGGTGCCTGATCCTGATCAGCGGCTCACCCGAGCAAGGCGTCCACGTCAAGCCGAACTGGCGGCCGACAGCGAAGTGGTCGGCCGCTTGGCGATCGTTCCAGCGGACGCTGTATGGCGAAGGCTGGAAGTGCCCTGTTCGTGTGCGACGCCGGGTGCTCGCTCGCGACGGAGGACAGTGCCGATATTGTGGGCTGGATGCTGCGCGATGCTTGACGCTGGATCACGTCCAGCCCCGCGCTCTTGGCGGCGCTGACACGGTGGAGAATCTCGTGGTCGCGTGTCGCGAGTGCAACTTGCGGAAGGGGAAGCGCACGCCTGAGCAAGCGGGGATGACGCTGCGCCTGCTCGGAGGTGAGTGATGGCCTGGTTCCGACTCGAAGGCCGCGGGGCGTTCCACCACAAGGTACTGGCCGCAGGCAATGAGGCGTATGGCGCCTGGTGCCGTGCTGGGCAATGGTCCTCGGACCAGTTGACCGACGGGTTCGTTCCGCGAGCGGTAGCGGAGCAGATCGCTAAGCCGAAGGTGTGGGCCAAACTCATCGCGGCCCGTCTCGTCGACGATGTTGATGCCGGCTACCAGATCCACGACTACCTCGACTTTAACCCGTCGTCGGAACAGGAGAGGGCGAAGCGCGAGGAGATGCGCGAGAAGCGCCGAGAGTCTGGGCGGGCGGGCGGAAAACGAAGCGGTGAGGTTCGCCGAGCCGAAGCGAAGATTAACCAAAATGGAAGCACCGACGAAGCAAACGCGAAGCAAAGTGCTTCAACGGATGCTTCTGATTTGGCGAAGCAAAACGAAGCTCCGAGTCCGAGTCCGAGTCCGAAGGAAGAGCAGACACACACACCATTCGCGAGCGCGGGCGGGCGCGAACCGAAGGATGATTCGCTCACGACCATGCCTATCCCGTTTGGGGCCGAGTCTGAAGTGGTCACCGCCGAAGGGCTTCTTGAAGCCGTCAGGCGACACGAGATGCTCTCGACGCTGCACGGCGATCGGACCTGGGCTCTGCGTGCGGTAGGAAGTCTTCAGTCGGCCGCTTGCCGAGCGGAAGACGCGACCGCCGCGGTGGACGCGTTCGTGGCCGACAAGGCCGCAAAAGCGCCACCCGATGGCCCCCGGCTCGACGATTTCGTGCGGGACGGGATTGGCCCGTACCTGAAACGGGCGAAGTGGCACGGTGACAGTGCGAGAAACGCTGCTCGTGCAGCGGCGGAGAAGGTTTCTCGGAATGTCTCGCCGCTGCGCGGGTACGGCAACGGTCGCCCCCGCGGCCCGATGCCGCAACCGGGGCCGGCGTGGATCGACCCGGCCGAGAAGAACCCGAACCCGGCGACGCCGGAAGAGCAGGAGACACCGTTGGCATGAGCGACCCGAAAGACCACAAGGGCTCGACCCTGAGCGACATGGGCGATGTGCTGTCGACGATGCGCGACATCCTGCGCCTGGAGATTCGGCAGCGCGCGGCGAGTGCCGCGAAGAAGCGCGGCGTGGCGCTGGACGTGGCGACGCTGGCCGACCCGGAGCTCGAGCGCTGGGAGCTCGTCGCGGCGGAGGACGCGGTCGAGGAAGAACGCGCCGGGCTGAACGCCGAGGCGCTGAAGCGGCAGAGCGAACTGGCCACCTCGCTGCGGGGCCTGGCTCCTGCCGAGTTTGACTGGGTGGACCCGCAGGCCCCCAAGCTCCTGCACGAACGGCTGACGGACGCGAAGGCAGTCTTGGCAGCGGCTCGCGAGGCTGCGGACGCGCTCGCCCGAGGCGACGTGAAGCGCGTGCTCCTCGTGGGGCCGGCCGGCTCCGGGAAGACGACGCTCGCCGCCGCGATCCCCCAGGTGATGGCGATTCGGTGGGCGAAAGAGCGGTTCGAGCGGGAGAAGAAACATCTCGACGGCCGACCAGCATCGGTGATCGCCGAGGAGCGTGTGCGGGCGCGCCGGCAGGCAGAACGCGACATGGAGAGCCCAGCTACGAGGCCGCCTCTCCCCGCGCGGCCACGCACGACCAGCGCGGAGGCGCCGGTGAACACCCCGATGAGCAAGGTGCTCGCGCGGGTGACGCGGAACGGGAAGCCCGCTGCCCTGTGGACCACGGCACATGAGCTCTTCCGGCTGTGCCGCAAGCCGATCGGGTTCAAAGAGTCAGACCCGCTGGAGAGCTTCCGCGAGGTGCCGATCCTCGTGCTCGACGACATCGGCGGAGAGCCGCAACAGGCGAACGTGGCGCCGGTCGAGGACGTGATCCGGGAGCGGCACGACGCTCAGCGGATCACGATCGCCACAACAGGCATGCTCGATCCGGACGCCGACCCGCTGGACCACGACAAGCTGCTCGCGCCCCTGTCGGCGAAGTACGGGGCGGCCGTCGTGCGGCGGCTCGCGGAGAAGGGGCGCGCCATCGTGATCCCGGTGGGCCTGCGGGCGGCGAGGGCCGCGGCGTGAACGCCACGAACTACTTCAAGGTCCGCGGGCCGGTCGGAGAACGGGTGTTTGGCTTCGCGACGTGGGATCGGGGCGACATCCGAGCCGCCTACAACCGGGCGACGAGCTGCCCCGGGCGGGTGTCGGTGTTCTACCGCGTCCCGCTCTCGGGGCCGTGGGACTCCGTGCCGGCGATCGCGCCGAACGACGCCCCGCTCCCGGTCGCGACGCGCGCGGCGGCGCTCCCGGGAGCACGGCCGGCGCGAGCGTTCGCGCTGTTCGGGGAGGGCGGCTGCCTGTGATTCCCGACCCCACCGTCGAGCACATGGCGGCCCTGCTCCGGATCCGGGCGGCCACCCTCGGGACGGCCCTGCCGCGCCACGAGGACCCCTCCAAAACGGTCCCGCCGCCCTCGGGGCTACCCTCGCCGCCACCCGGACCGCAGACGGCCCTCCCGGGCATCGAGGCGCCGGCTCGGGTGAGGCGGTCCGCGACGCACCGGTTCGGGCTGCTCCGGCGGGTCGAGGTCCCGGGGACGGCGCTCGACGAGGCGCACACCGAGGAGCGGGAGACCTGCCGACACTGCCCCTGCGAGCGGCGCCGGGCGAACACCGGGGCGCGGATGGGGGCGCAGGTGACGTATTCGACAGGACCGCGGTGGAGTTTTTCGACGAGATCGAGAGGCAACAATGAAGATCGAGACGAATCAGGGCGAGTGTGAGCTGACGGCGGAGATGGTCTGTCGGGGGATGGTGTTGCTGGGCCATGATGGCGAGCCGGTGACTCTGCTGGAAGGAGGCGCTGGCCTGTGGTCCGTGAAGGAGTGGACCAGGGGCGGCCTGACGCCTCCGCTTGCGGATTGCTGGGTCTTTTGCCTCGGCTGCGACCCCACCATCGCCTCCCGCGAAGCCTGCGAGCGCTACGGTGTCCACGGCAACGCTGCGGCGCACGGGTTCGCCCGGCTGCGAGGCGGGGGCGCGGTGGACCTGCGCGGGAACGAGGTCCTGTGTTTCGGCATGGTGTTCGACGTCGAAGATGGGCCGGTCCGACGCATCGTGGTCGGCGAGGATTGGAGTCGCGCCAAGACGATGGAGCGCCTCTGCGACGGGACACCGATGCGCTTCGTCGGCCTCGACATGCGGCGCGCCAGCGCCGAGGACGTGCGGCGCCTGTGCTGCGCTACCCGCGACGCCCGAGGCTACCTTTGCACCCTCGCGATCGGCGACCACGACACGCACGAAGACCTCGCGACGGGAGTGAAGTGGAAGGCCACGGCACCGAGCGCGGGAGAGAAAGGGCGGTCGTCGGTCGACGTCGCGATCGCCAACATTCTCGCTCGGTTCGACTCCGCGGCTGGCCGCTTCAACGGTAGTCCGGGCGCGATCCGCAGCATCCTTACGGCGTGCGATCTGCACGGGGAAGTCCACCGCTCGGCGGTGGGGGTGTACCGCGTGACGCTGGACAGGGCCGACTCGGTGCTCTGTCAGACGCTCGCCGGCTGGCTGGCTGACAACTCCCCGACAGACGCAGTGTTCGAGGTCGTGTCGAGCCTGGCGGGGCTCGATTCGGGCTGCAACCCGGGATTGTGCGGGCACCTTGAGTGCCAGTGTGGTGCCCTCGGTCCGAACATCGCTGATCATCTGCGCGCGACCGACTGCCCAGTTGTGCTCGCCAGACGATTCAAGGAGCGTGCGGCGGAGCCCGGGACCGCCGAGAACGTCCAGGCGCGGCTCGCGCGGGAGATGTCCGCGGCCGGCGAGTTCCGGTTCGACGGCTCGGGCGATTTCTACCCCAACCGGCTTCGGGGGCTGACGCAGGTCATCTCCGAGAACGCAGGCGGGCTGTACGTGCCCGACGCGAGCATCAAAGCTCAGGGGAACGGATTCCGCTTCAGTGAGTCCATGAGCGGTTTGCGGTGGACTGGCCCGTACGACTCGTGCCCGGCGCTGGGCTTCTTGAACACCGACACGGACACGCGGATCACGATCCGCCCCGACGAGTTCCGCTGCTCGTGCGGCGCGACGAACCCGGAGCACGCCGAGGCCTGCAAGGCGCCGTTCTGGATGCGCGAAGGCAGCGCGGCGGCATGGGCGCGGATGCCGGACATGGAGGCCGCGGCGAAGGCCGGGCGCGAGGCGATGATCGGCGCCAGCATCCTCGGGCTCTTCGTGTTCCTGCGGCGCCTGTGGGATGCCTCGCCGGAAGGCCTGCTCGTCGCGCGTGACGCTGCGGTCGCGCAGGCGATCGCCGACGTCCCCGAGGGGTGCGACGCCACGGGGTGGGCCAACGTCGTGCGGGCGACGGCGGCGGACGCGCGAGAGGTCGCGCTCGCGTTCAACCGCCCGAAGATCGCGGTCGAGGCGATCCCGTCCCGTCTTGGGCACGTCCGACCCGCGCTTGTCCGGTACGTGGCAGCCCGGCGCGAGGGGTTCGGGGCCGACGCAGCGAGCCAGATCGCGAGCGCGGGGCGGCCGTTGCTCCCGGGCTTCTATCTGCGCCTGTTCCCGGTCTACGAGGCCGGGAGGAGGGGATGATGGATCCGGGGCCCTCGCTTTTCCACGTGTACGGCCCGCCGGTGGACCTCTCGCTCCTCCTCGGTCCGCGCATGGGCCTTCGATCGCGCCGCCGCCTCGCCGCACAGCAGCGGGCGGCGTTCGTGCTCCGGATGCCGGCGAACGGGACGCTGCTGGTCACCTTCACCACGGGCAGAGAGCCAGCGTGGAACGTGGAAGCGCTCGAAGGCATGGGCCTCGGCGCCGTGGCCCGCGAGAGCGCCGTGGAGCTCTTCGAACTGGCCAGCCACCTTCGCCGCCTGAAGGCGGCCACGAACGAGCACCGCGCGCGGTCGACCCGAGCCTCTCGTGGCGAATCTGTCGCGGAATACGCCATCTCGAAACATCCATCCCCACAGGAGCCCTGATCTTGGCCTGGTATTCCACTGCCTTCGCCGCCGTCCGCAAGGGCGCCGCCACACTGACGGACACGCTCGCCCTGGTTGGCGAACGGATGCCCGGCGTGACGTCGCTCACGGTGACGGCCGCGGGCGTGACCGTGACCGTGGTTCCCAAGGCGCCGGCTTCGCCCCCGGCGCACACGTGCCCGACCTGTGGAAGGGCGCACCCCTGACGTGCCGAGCTGGCCTCGGCAAGGAGCAACGATGGAGCACCGAACCTGCAACGCTGACCGCTGCGCCCACTGCGGCGCCGCGCCCCCCGGATTCAAGTCGACCCCCCGGCCGATCACCCCCACCGACCTGGCCTGGTACTTCGGCGAGGCCGCTGCCGCGATGGGCGTCCGCTCGACGCACGGCGCCTTCGTCGACATGGCGATGTCCGGCATCCAGGGAGGGGGCAAGACGAACGGCGTCGAGGCGCGCTCCGTCGAAGAGCACCGACTCCTCGCGGTCGCCCGGCACCGGTGCCTCCACGTTCGCCTCGGGCCCCTGACGGCGGCGCAACTGGCGATCCTCGAGGCCCTCTACGGCCTCGGCGGCTGGACGGTCGCCCCAGAGCTTTCCCAGGTGCGCGCGACCCTCCAGGCGGCCCTCCGCGAGCTCGTGAACGTGGCGCCGATGACACCCACGGCGCTCGCCCACGCCGCTCGGCGCCAGGCCCACCCGTCCCCCCGGAAGGCCAAGGACCGCCCATCGCAGCCCAGGCGCGGCGGGTCCCCGTCCGAAGCAGCCCGTGCCCTCCTGGCGGCCGATCCCGCCCTTACCGGCAGCCCCCGCGGCGCCGTGATCGCGGCGGTCGCCCGGGAGGACCCCACGGAGCTCCAGGCGATCCTCCGGGAGGCCGAAGCACTGGCGCAGGAGGCGCGCCGTGCCGCCGGCGTGGGGACGCTCCAGCCAAGCCGCCGGGTGCGCGGCGTCACCCATCCCACGGGCCAGCGCCGGCCCCACGAAGCCGCTCCGGCCCGCCCCCGCCTTCCCTCGGAGGCCCTGCGTGGCTGACGCCGTCCCGGATCCCGCCGACGACGCCGTGCGGGGGGTGAAGAGCCTGTGCGCCCTCCTCGGCTGCTCCCGAGGCACGCTGTACGCCCTCCGGCGCCGCCGGACCGATCCCCTACGCCTGTGGAGCGCCGAGCACGACCCGACCCCCTGGCAGACCCGGTCCCGGCTGGTCGCCTTCCGCCGCCGCTGGCGAAACCCCGGAGACCCGGCCCTTGCCTCTTCGCGCGTCGACGGATGGCTCGCGATCGCCAAGGAGCTCCCGGGCCCCCGCGGAGGCCACATGTCCGTGGACCTCGCGCAGAAGCTCGCGGCGCGCGACGAGGATCCGCTGCCCGTGTCCCGCACACGGCAGGGGAGGCCGTTCGCGTACCGGGAGGCGCTGCTCGACTGGCTGGACGGGCAGACGCGGCACCATGGGCACCGGTCCGCTCTCGTGACCGAGAAGAAGCGCCGGAACCGAGCCGAGAGCGAAGCGGGGTCGGAGCGGAAGACCGTCTCCGGAGACCGCGCGCGGAGGAGGGCCGAGCCTGGGGACGGTGTCAAGAGGGCAGCAAAGGAGCGACGGGCGGCATGAGCAAAACCTGCTGTGCGCTCGCCAGGCGCCTTGGTCCCGATCGCCTCGCGACCCTCAACGACATCCTGCGGACGCCGGGCCACCGGAGCTTCGGCAAGCTGGCCACCGAGTTTGGCGAGAACGACAAGAAACCGATCGAGCGGCACAAGCATCGCTGTCTGAAGGTCGGCAACCCCGAACGGAAGCCGCTCGCGCCGCCGCCGGAAGGCCTGCCCAAGGTGCGCGTGTCCCAAGGGACAAATGGGACAGGCGATGGGACACATTCGGATGTCCCAACCGCCCTCGATGATACGCGCCCGCGCGCGCCCGTGTCGCCCAACGACGCGAAATCGAAGGCGGAACGGGTCGCCTATGTCCTAGGACAAATGGCGGCAGGAACCTTCGACCAAGACCGCGACGTTCTGCTCCTGGCGAACGCTTGGGACATGGCGCCAGGGTCGGCGGCGAACATCGCGAACGAGGCCCTGCGGTTCCGGCAGATCCACCGGGGCGATCTGTCCCTGGTCTCCGAGATGTCGATGAGCCACTGGCGGCGGATCTACAACGACGCGATCGTGGCGGAGCCGGCATTCCCCGACACGAAGAGCAAACTCCTTTCTGTGGCCGCGTCGGCGCAGACCGGCTGGGATCGGGCCGCGGGGGTGCTCGACGACGCCACCAAGATCCAGGTGAACCTCGGGGCGGACCCGGCCTTCATGACGGCGGCGAAGAAGTACGTGGACACCGTGCAGGGCGTGCTCGGCGACCCAGCGGCTCTGGTCGAGCGCGTCGCGGCGCGCCTGGGTGCAGCGGTGCCGCGCGACATCATCGCGGCCGTCCTCGCCGAGGCCGACGTCGCGATCGGCGAGAAGATGAACCCCGAACCTCCCGCGCTGCTCACCACGGGGTCGCCGTCATGATCTCGGTCGACGCGGCCTGCCGCGCGTTCGGGGAGCTCCACCGCAAGGCGAGCGAGGAGCGGCGCGCCAAGGGCGTCGTCGTCGACCCACGCGTTGCCGCCGGACACGCGCTCGGGCTCGGCGGGCCCCTGACGCTGGAAGCGCTCGTGACGCACCCCGAGCTCGGGGCACTGCCAGCGACCCCCGCGCAGGTGGCTCTCCTCCGCGCGCTCGACGGCGTACCGATCGGGGACGTCCTGACCCGCGAGCGGATGCTGTTCCACTTCTCCGCCGAGACGATCCCCGCGGAGAAGCCGATGGTGGTCTACCTCCGGACCGGCGTGCGCGCGGGCAAGACGCTGATCTCCGTCCTGGACGTGCTGCACTCCGTTCTGACGTGCCAGTTCCGGCGCCCGCCGGACAAGGAGAAGGGCGAACTTCCTGGACCGGACGGCCTCGTTGGCGTGCGCCCGGGCGAGCTTGTGCGCGCCGTGGTGGTCGCGCCGAAGCTCAAACTGGCGCGCTCCCCGCTCGCGCATCTCGTCGGCACGATGGAGGCGTCCCCGCGGCTTCGAACGCTGTTCGCGGAGAAGCCCAACAAGGAGTCCTGCAAGATCCGTCGTCACGACGGGCGCGAGGTGGTGATCGAGCTCGTGGCGGCCGATGTCGGCGGGGCCGGGTTGCGCTCGACGTGGCTCGCGGGGGCGATGCTCGACGAGGCGGACTTCCACGACGACGAGGGCGCGGCGGTCAACCTCGACGACAACCTCGACGCGTGCCGGGCCCGCATGCTCTCCGGCGCTCGCGTCATGGTGCCGTCGTCGCCGTGGGCCGAGGGTTCGCAGTTCGACCAGAACTTCGTCGCCGCGCAGAAGGCGCCCCTGCATCTCGGTGAGCTGGCGTTCCACAGCGACACGGTGTCGATGAACCCCACCGTGGACCGCATGGCAATCGCGAGGCTCCGCGAGCGCGAGCCCGAGGTGGCCGCGCGCGAGTACGACGCGATCCCCTTCGGCGCGGGCACGTCGTGCTTTTTCCCAAACGAAGCGATCGAGAAGTGCGTGAACCTCACGCGCCAGATGACCTTGCCGCCACGCCCCGGACTCCACTACTGCGGCGCCGACTACGGGCTCGTGAAGAACAGCGCCACGCAGGCGATCGCGCGACCCCAGGGCGGCAAAGCGGTCCTCGTGTACCTCGACGAGCTCCGCCCGACGAAAGAACAGATCGTGACCCCCGCGTTCACGGTGCCGCGTTTCCTCAGCAAGGCGATCGAGTACGGCTGTCGCACGCTTCGTGGCGACCACTACCTTGCCCCGCTGCGGGAGATCGAGCGAGCAAAGTTCGTGGCGACGCTGCCTCCCGAGGACCGCGGCAAGGTGCCCACGTTCGAGGCGTTCGACCCGAACCGCGACGCGCAGGCGGAGCTGTTCGCGGAGCTTCGTCGGCGGATGCTGGCGGGGCAGGCGGAGCTCCCGAACGACCCGCGCCTGCTCGCGCAGCTCAAGGGCACGACGGTCGCGCACCTTCCGGGGGGCGCGACGAAGATCCTCCTGCCGAAACAAGGGCAGTCGCACGGCGACATTCTGATGGCGGTGGCGCTGGCGATCGTGGCGTGTCCGGCAGCCGATCGCCAGGCGCCACCGCCACCCCCCGAGCCGTTGCCGCAAGAGGACTGGCGGAGCGCCGGCCGCGGGTTCCGCTAGACGCTCGGCGGCGTAGGGCCCACCAATTGCCGCGCGCCAAAGCCCTCGCGCGCGTCGCATTTGGCGTCCTGCCGGCTTGCTACGGGGGCCCTGTAGCCTACCCTGTTTCTACGCTGCGCGCGTTCGCTCCCCACCCCCGAGCGACGCGCTGAAGGGCTCCAAGTAGGGCCCGCGAACATCTCGGCCGCCCGGCGCGGCCACGGAGAACGATCATGGCTGAGCAATGGGGCGACGCCCTTGCGATCGAGGTCTCGAAGCGCATTGGACGCTTCGTCGACGCATCGAGCGACCTCGACAATCTTCCTGCGCAAGACGGCGACGATGGCCGCTTGTTCGCGGCGATGGCCGACCGGTCGCTCTGGATCTACGACAAGGACAGCTCCGCCAGCAGCGGAACGTACGTCCGCGTCCCGGCCGACGCTCGCGCGACGGGACGATTCGTCCGGATCGACGCGACCCTCGCCGCGTCCGTGGCCGGCCTCGTGTCGGACGTCCCGGGCCTGACGTGCCTCTCCGGCGACGCGGTCGGCGACTGGGTGTACATCTCCGGCGCCTCGACCGTCGCGAAGGCCGACGCCGACGCTCCGCTGACGCCCGCGATCGGCGTCATCGTCTCGAAGGAGACGACGACCTCCTGCACGGTGCGCGTCTCCGGCCTGATGACCGGCCTCACGGGCCTTACCGCCGGCAGCATCCACTACCTCTCGGCGACAGCCGGCGCGATCACGGCGACCGCTCCCGCCGCGCCGAACGCAATCCCCGTCGGCGTCGCAGTGTCGACCACGTCGCTGGTCGTGATGCCCGCTGCTCCGGTCGTGAAGCACCTTCGCTCGCTCGGCCTGATGAACGGCACGCGGACGATCCCGATCCTCCTCAGCGCGTGGCGCGAGGTCACCTCCGGAGGCGACGTCGGCAACATCGCGGCGATCGGCGGCGTGCTCGCGAGCGACACCGCGCCGATCCTCCGCGGCGACGCGAACAACTCCTGGGAGATCTCGTGGGCGACGGGCAACGTCGACCCCATCGGCGTCCAGGTGCCGATCCCCTACGACCTCGACGACACCGCGAACGTGACGCTCCACCTCGCCGTCTACAGCGGCTCGTCGGACGCCGCGACCATGGGCGTCGCGTCTTCGTGGGACGGCGGCTCCGAGGTGACGGACAGCGCCGACGACAGCGGCACGAAGAGCGCCACGCGCCACGTCATCACCGCGACAATCGCGGCGGCCGACGTGCCCGCGAGCGCCTCGCACGTGACCCTGCGCCTCACGCCCCCGACGCACGCCACGAACGCGATCCAGCTCTGCTCGTCGTGGCTGAGCTACACCCCGAAGGCGGCGTAACAGCTCCCTCCGATGGCCGGTCCCGCTGCACGCAGCGGCCCCTTCGCGTCGCTGACGGCGCTTGCGGCGGGGCTGCTTTCGCGGGCCTCCTCGGCCCTGACGGGGCCGCCGACGCCCGCGGAGAAGGCCCGGCCGCTTTCGCAGCAGCTTCTCTACGTCGGGGTCCAGTCCCCGGATGACGTCGCGTCGCTCATGCGGCTCGCGGACAGCGGGTACATGTACCGGCTGTGCGACTTCTTCGAGGAGCAGCGCAACCGCGACTGCCACCTCAACACGGTCGCCTACCGCCGGGAGCACGCTCTCGCGACGGTCCCGTGGCAGGTCGTGCCCGCAAGCGAACGCCGCCGCGACCTGAAGATCGCCGCGTGGCTCGAGGACGCCTTCCGTCGGATGGGCGAGGTTGAGCACCGCGAGGCGCGCGCCCAAGGCCTCGATCCCCGTCCGTTCGGGGATCTTGTGGTGCACCTGAACGGTGCCGCCATTCCTGGCTACGCTGCCTCGGAGGTCCTCTACTCCAAGGTCGAGGGGCGCATCGTGCCAGCCGGAGCCCTCCCGATGGGGCCTCGGCGGTTCGTGTTCTCGCAGTTCGACGGCTCGCTTCGGTGGTTCGACGCCACCGGCCCAGCGGACGGGATCGGCTACCCCGGCAAGGACCTCCTCCGCGACTACCCCGCGGGTCGGTTCGTGGTGAACCGGCCCCGGATCAACGGCGCCGCGGGCCCTCGCGAAGGCCTGATGCGGCCGCTCACGTGGGCGTCGATGTTCCGCACGTGGGACATCGGCGACTGGATCAAGCTCGCCGAGCTCGCGTGGAAACCCTACCGCTGGGGATCGTACGAACCGAACGCGGGCGACGAAGACCTGAAGGCGCTCGACCGAGCTCTCCAGCAGCTCATGTCGCGCGGCTGGACGCGGATCAGCGAGCGCGCGAAGCTCAACATCAAGTTCCCCGAGAACACCGCGGCGGCCGGCGGCGGCCACCACGAAGCCCTCGCCCGCTTCCTCGCCGAAGAGATGAGCAAGGCGGCCACAGGCCACACGCTCACCGTCGAGGAGGGCAAGAAGGGCACGGCGCGCACCGCGGGCGCCGCGGAGAACGTCTCGCACGGCATCCTGGAGATCGACGCTCGGGCCGAAGAGGGCACGATCCAGCGCCACCTGGTCGCCCCCATCATCCGGGCGAACTGGGGCAACGTCCCCTGTCCGCGCTTCGTGTTCGTCACTGAGCTCGGGAGCGACATCACCGCTGTCGCGAACGCGATCGCCGTCCTTGTCGAAAAGGCGGGGCTCAAGGGCATTTCGGAGCCCTGGGTGCGATCGCTCCTCGGCGCCCCGGAGCCCGACGAAGGCGAAGAGGTTCTCGGAGGCACGCTGTGGACGGCACCCCAAGCGGTCAAGGCCGAGCCGCAGGACGCCGAGCCCGAAGAGCCGGCGAACGACAGCGAGCCGGACGTGAGCGAGAAGGCGATGCGCGCCGCGCTCCGGAACTACCACCTGGACCGCGTGCTTGTCGCCGCGGGGATGCGAAGAGCCGCATGAGCGATTCGAACAACGCGAAGGACGGGGTCCGCTCGCATCAACCGCACCGCGTGGGCACGTACGACGTGACTCATCGCGACGCGGAAGACGATGCGGCCGCGCTCCAAAAAGCGCTCAGCACTCTCCGAGAGCAGGGATGGGCCCGCCTTCCCGCCGCCGCACAGATCTGCATCGTCGAGCCCAAATGACCTTCACCAGCCCCACCCCCGCGCCGGAGACCGTCCGCGCGCAAGCCGCCGAGAAGCTCCAGGCGCTCGTCGCGAACGGCGTGGTCCTGTACCTCGCGGCGCAGGACGCGCACTGGAACGTCAAGGGCCCCTCCTTCGGCCCGCTCCACGAGCTGTTCGGGGAGCTTTACGCCACGACGCACGGACTCGTGGACCGCCTCGCCGAGCGCGCGGTGACTCTCGGAGGCACCGCCAGCGGCCTCTCCGTGCTCGCTAGCAAGTCGGCTGTTGCGCTTCCCGCGGCCCAGGACGGCCTCGGCCTCTGCGCGGCGCTCGCGCCCCTGCTCGCCGCGTACATCGAGCAGCTCAACGAGGCGCTTCAGGCGATGGAGGGCGTGCGCCTCGCTGCGGACGCCAACGCGCTTCAGGACGCGATCGAGTCCCTCGAAAAACTCGGCTGGAAGATCGGCAAACACCTCGCATGAACGACACCAACTTCGACCGAGCCCTCGCGCTCGGCTTCATCGGCGCGGGCCCGAACGGCTCGCCGGAGACTCGCGATGCAGGACAAGCGCGTCCAACAGGAGAAGACGGCGTCGACCGATCCGAACCGGGTCGACGTGGCGGAGATGCGGAATCGGCGCCTCTGTACCTGCCGTCGATCGACGTGCGCGCAGTGCGCCGCGACACTCGAAAGGCTCCGACGGGCGAAGACCTCCCCGTCGTCGTCGTCGAGTTCGTAGCGACCGACGAGTCGATCGACTCCCACCGAACGGTGGTGGTCTGCGACCACGACCTCGGTCGCTACGAGAAGAACCCCGTTCTCCTCTGGGCGCACAACCGCGACAAGGACCATCTGCCGATCGGCCGGTGCGAGAGCCTCAAGATCAGCAAGGGAAAGAACGGGCGCGAGATGACGGCGACCGCCGTCTTCTTCATGCGCACGGACTTCCAGCGCGACATCGCTGAGGCGTACGCGCGCGGCGAATGCCGCATGTTCTCGATCGGGTTCTGCCCGAACAAGTTCGAGCTGAGGGACGTCGACGGCGAGGAGATCCTCTACCTCTCGGACAACCAGCTCGTCGAGATCTCGGCCGTCCCTGTCGGCTCGAACGAGAACGCGCTCTCGAAAAAAGCGCTCGACGCCGTGCGCATCCGCGCCCGCGCCGCGAAGACCCCTCCCGCCCCGCCGGACCCTCCTCAGCAACGCGCAACGGCGCCCGTGAAGCCCGGCGCCCCCAAGGACCAGACCATGAACACCCTCACGATCGACGGGCGCGCCATCCGCGCCGACAAGGCCGCTTCCTGCAAAGCCTCCTGCCCGAACTGCAAGGAGGACATGATGGTCGAAGTCGCGCATCTTCCGATGCCCGACGAGAAGGCGATCGCCGACCTCACCGCGCGCGCCACCACCGCCGAGAGCAAGGTCGCGGAGACCATCCGCGCGCTCGACCTCGCCAAGACCGAGCTGGACGGCGCGAAGCAGCGCCTCGCGGCGATGGAGCCCGAGCTGACGGCCGCGCTCCAGGCGGCGAAGAAGCACCAGGCCGAGCGCATCGCGGCCGCCATCGAGGAGCGGAGCGGCAAGAAGATCTTCCCGACCGAGAAGGCCTCCGAGGTTCGGATCGCGGGCCTGCTCCTCGCGGACAGCACCCCCGACCCCGACAAGGCCGGCTCCACCCTCGGCGAGAAGGCGTGGGCCGCTCGCCTCGCGGAGATCGACGCGCGCCCCGACATCGGCCTGCTCGGCGGGCCGGTCACGGGCCCCGACCAGAAGCAGCAGAGCGGCGCCGGTCACACGACCGAGTCGCGGAGCATCGCCGTCCAGATCGACGAGATTCTCGCCAAGCAGTCCGGCTCGGCGCCCCTCCCCTCCTGACCCTCACTCACCGCCGCCCCGCGGCCCCTCCCGGAGATCCCCATGTCATCGACTGCCATCCCCCGCGTCCGCGAGATCCTTCCGCGCGGCGCGCTCATCGTCCCCTTTCAGCACTCGTCGATGCCCACCTTCGCCAAGGGCGATCGCGTGAAGTTCGGGTCGGATGACCAGCTCCTCGCGGCGGTCACCGGCGCGGACAAGCTCTCGTTCGGCTACGTCTGGCAACAGAACGGCAAGAGCGTCGAGGTCGTCATGGACGGCAACGCGATCCTCAAGGTCAAGGTCGTCGCGAGCGGCACCGCCACGCGCGGCGCCTATGCCGTGATGAGCGCCACCGCGAACCAGTACCAGGACGCGACCGACCCCGGCGGCGGCACCACGGTGCAGCACATCGCCGGGCGCTTCATGAACTCGGGCACCGACGGCGACGAGGTCGGTTTGCTCGTCGGCGGCGTGAACCTCGCGACCGTCAAGGCCTGATTCCACCGCCTCGACGCCCCTTCGCGCGAGGCCCCACCCCCAACGACTTCACGGGCCGCAAGCCCGAAGGGACACTTCCATGCCCCGCATCGATCCTGTGCTGAAGAGCGAGGTCCACGCGTACATCCGCGAGGACCAGAAGACCACGAAAGCCAAGCAGTGGGAGCAGTGGCTCCCGGCCGCCCGGAGCTACATCCGGGACCCGAAGAACCGCGACGCGGTCCTGAAGGAGACGCGGTTCCTGATCGCCCAGGCGATCCGCGCCGACCGGCTCGACGCCGACGACGTGGCGATGCTGTACGCGCGCGACCGCGACCTCCAGGCGTACGTGACCAACAACACGCAGGTCCGCGACCTCGGTCCCGGCGCCGTCCACGTCGACACGCTCATGACCAACATGAGCGTGCGGTTCTCGAACCCCGACTACATCGGCGAGCAGATCGCGCCGGCGTTCTCCGTCGACAAGGAGTCGAACCTGTTCGCCTACTACGACGAGCGCGCGAACCTCGCGTTCCCGACGAACAAGGCCGGCTCCCGAGGCGAGCTCGCGGAGGTCAACCAGAACATCAACGTCACCGACCACAACTACAAGTGCGAGGCGCTCGGCATGCTCGGCAAGGTGACGCCCCGCGAGATGGCGAACGCGGACGTGCCGCTCGACCCGCTCGTCGACGAGCTCCTCCTCGTGATGGAGGGCAACGCGTGGAACCGCGAGGTCGCGGACGCCGCGTTCTACGTGTCTTCCTCCAACTACGCCTCCGCGAACGTGACGGCGATCAGCGCGGGCGAGGAGTACGACTCCGTCGGCGGCGGCGACCCGAACAAGCAGATCCAGACGAAGGTGAACAGCGTCTTCCGCGCGCGCGGGGCCGTGAAGAAGATCATGGTGATGTCGATCGAGACCTTCACCGTGCTCTCGCGGCATCCCGCGGTGCGCGACCTGTTCAAGTACACGACCGCCGGGTTCGCGACGCGCCAGATGCTCGCCGCCTACTACAACGTGGACGAGCTGCTCGTGGGCGAGGCGTGGAAGGACTCCGCGAACAGCGGCCAGACCGCGAGCTACACCCGCATCTGGAACGACTCGATCGCCATCGTCTGCCAGAACCCCGGCGGCGGCGTCCGCTCGTATTCGCACTCGAAGCGCTTCCGCAAGGGCGCGATCCAGAACGAGACCCTCTTCATCCCGCAGGATGGCTTTCGCGGCGTCTACCACATCCGCGAGACCTACCTCGAGACGGTGGCGTCGGTCGCGCCCAAGGCCGGCGCGCTGCTCACGAACGCGCTCTCGAGCTGAGGCGCACGGGGGGGAAGTTTTCAGGGGGGATCGGAGATCTGAGGGAGATCATGGGAAAGAACGACAGAAACGACATCACGAAGATCGCCGCGGACATCGCGGCGCAGCGCCCCGCTGCGCCGGCCGTCGGCATGGAGCTCTACTGCGAGATGTTCGAGACCGGCGAGGCGGTCACGGGCAAGGTCATCGGCGCCGACGATCGCTGGGTGCGCCTCAAGCTGGACGAGATCGGGCGCGAATGGCTCGTGAGGCCCGATCGCATCGACCTCGCGAAAGGCACCTGGCAGCACCTCGCCGCGGACTACCCGCAGATCGCCGCGGACCCGGAGTTCGACCGCGAGTTTCGCCCGACGCTGCCCCCGAAGGGCCCTTCGGTGAGCACCTCGGAGATCGGAGCGGCGGCCGACAAACTGAAGGCGCACCTGCCCGAGGCCCTCCGCGGGCTCGTCGACGACGTCGTCCAGGGCGCGACCGATCGCGTCCTCGGCGGCCCCGGCGACGCGAAGCTCGCGCGATGGACGGGGCGCGGCAAGCTCGACGCCGTGTACCTCGATCGCAAAACGCGCACGCCGAAGCGGGGCGCGGAGCATGGCACCGAAGGGTGGTTCCGCACCGCCGACCTCGCGAAGTTCTCCGATCACTTCGACCGGCTCTGACGGTCCCGCATGCGCATCCTCTACGCCGATTTCTCCCCGGGCTACGCCTGGGATGGGCGCGAGCCCGAGGCGCTCGAGGTGGCCACGGCGACGCAAGCCAGTACCCGCACGGTCGACACGTTCGACGCGGACGTGGTCGCTGCGATGGACGCGCTCCCGCGACGGATCGCGTTCCTCGTGGACGGCGCCACCCCGGCGCACGCTCCGGCCTATGCCGACGTCACGGGCACCGTCGGCGGCGCCACCGTGACCGAGCGCGTGCTCCTGCCCACGGGCTCCACCGGGGCCCGCGTGCGGCGCGCCGTGAGCTCGCGGAAGGCCTTCGAGGGGACCGACCTCTCGATCGCCTTCCCGGCGGGCACGGGCACCGCCGGCACCGTCGCCATCGGCCTCGGGCTGGCGGAGAAGGTGGCCGACCTGCGCGTCATCGTCCCGATCGAGACGTGGCTCGAGGGCTTCCGCGACCGCGCGCTGTCGTATGCCCACCTCGACGTCGGCGCGATCGACGAGATCGTGATCGGCGCCTCGGGCAAGATCGACGGTGCGCTCGGCACGCCCAACGGCAACTACGACGTCCCCTTCCCGCTGAAGTACCTCGGGGACGTGGCGCGCATCACGCGCGACTTCGCGCTCGCGGAGGCCGGCAAGGTCCGGCCGAACACGATGCAGGTCGACTACGTCGCGCTCCGGCGCGAGGCGGACAAGGACCTGGAGAAGGTCCGGACGGCGCTGTCGGGCGTCGGCGAGAAGCCGCCGGACCCGGCCAAGAACGTGGGCGGGGCCGTCGGCACGATCGGTGTGGACACCGTGTGCCCACCCCCGTCATTCAGCGCATCGCTCGGAGACTTCGCGTGAGCGCGCTCCTCATCATCGCCGCTCTCGCGCTGTTCCACCCCTTCCTCGTCGCGTTCGCGCGCCGCTTGTGGGAACTGCGATGAAGGACATCTCCCAAGCCATCCCCGACGCGGAGGCCTTCGACCGCGCGCTCGTGGGCGGGCTCCAGCGTGCCGTGACTCACACGGTGACGGTCGCCACGCAAAAGGCCCGCGGCGAGCACCGCTGGCAGGACCGCACCGGCGCGACGCGGGAATCCATCGAGCCCTCGGTGGACGACACCGCGAAGGGCGCGACGGGGGAGATCACCGCGGGCGCGAACGCCGTCCGGCTCAACGACGGCACGGCGCCGCACGAGATCACCGCGGGCGACCGCAAAGTGAGCGGAGGGCGCGACGCCTCGGGACGCTTCCAGAAGAGCAGCTCCCGGCCCGGGATGCTGCGCTTCTCGATCGGTGGACAGGTGATCTTCCGCCGGTCCGTTCACCACCCCGGCACGAAGCCGGACCCCTTCCTCGACGCCGCGGCCGACGCTGCCGGCGAAGAGCTCATGAACGGCGTGGAAGCCGCGATCGACGCGGCGCTGGGCTGAAAGCCGAAAGCCCCGGATCTCTCCGAGGCCTTCGACTACGGGCTGACCAAAACGACCCGCGCGACAGACACCGATCTAGCACATGAGCGACGCCGTCGGCACCCTCACGCTGCCTGTCGCGGCGCCGGTGGTCCACCCGCCCCACGAGCGGACGCTGGCCCCCGGCGACCCCGCCCTCGTGCAGATCGGCAGCTTCGCGGCCACAGCCCTTCAGGCCGACTGCGGCGCGGCGTGGGAGGCACTCGACCCCGGGCGCCCAGCGCAGCCTGGCGCGGTGGACGGCACCCGCCTCGGGACAGGGGTCGTGCGCCGCGTGTGGTACCAGGACCCGCGCCTCGGATACTTCGAGCCCGCGGAGCTCCCGGGCCTGTTCGTCTTCCGCGCCCCCAAGGCCGACTACAAGCGTTTCGCTGCGGACCAATACCGCCGCGTCTGGCCGATCCAGATCGCCTGGCTCCCGCCGCGCGCCGAGGCCGACCCCCAGCGGCGCGAGCGTGACACCTTCGCCAACGCGGTCGCCGCGAGCCTCGACCGGAACATCCGCTTCGGCCGGCACCGCGCGTGGGTGCTCGACTCCGACCTTGCGGCCCCGACAGGCCTTCTCGCCGACACAGTGACGACGAGCACAAGCGTCGCCACCCTCACGAGCTTCGACGGCACCCTGGCAGCGTCGGCGCTGAAGCCCGGCCGTCCCCTCCAGATCCTCACGGCTGTCGCGGCAGCCGCCTACAACACGACCGATCCGATCCTCGTCACCGGCAAGCTCGACAGCCGCGCGACGCACACGGACAAGCTCTATCTGACCGCCACAAACGGCGGCGAGACCCTCGTGGGCCTCTGGAGCTTCACCGAGGTCACGCAGATCGTCCTCCCGGCCCAGCTCCTCGCGACAGGCCAGTTCACGATCGGCTTCTACGACAGCCCGGACGTGAAGCTCGGGAGCCTGGTCCAGCGCGCGGCCGGCGTCGTGAAGCTCGAGCTCCGAGGCGTGAGCATGGCGCCCCTCCGGGTGCAGCAACCGAACGCCGAGCCCATCGCGCACGTGGCTGTCGAGGCGACGGTCGACGTGATCGAGGAGATCGCGATCGACCTCGCGGAACACGCCGAAGCGCTCTCCGACCCGGCCGACGCGGCTGGGCTCGATGCCTCCTTCCTCCAAGGCAACAACGACCCCTTCAACGCATTCAGCCTATGAAAAAGACTCCCACTCTGCGCGTGCGGCCGAATCCGTACTTCGCGCTGGACGCCCAAGGCATGCCCGCGGGCATCGTGCGAGTCGACCCCGCGGTGGGCCGACCGGGCGCGATCGAGTTCGTCGGGGCGACCGTGCGGAAAACGGTCATCGACGAGCCCGAGAACAAGAAGCGCGAGCACCTGTATCAGCGACGCGCGACCGCGATCGCGTACGTGCAGGGAGCGGTCGAGATCCCCCTGACGCCCTACCACGTGGAACAGGTGCGCGCGGGCGCGCTCCTCGCCGACGACAGGGAGACCGCCCGTGCCTGCCGCATCTGGTTCGCCGACCCCGTCGCGGCCCTGAACCAGGCCCGGCGCAAGGCCATCGCCGCCTGGCGCGCGAGCCACGGCGAGGACCCGCCCGTCAGCCTGTGGCCGGGCGCGGTGGGCCCCGAGGCGAAGCGCGAGGCGCCGGCCCCGAAGGCCGACGAGCTCCCCCTCCTGCGTCCGTGGGACGCGCCGATCGAACAGGGCGCGAGCGCCCCCGAGGTGACCTGAGATGGCTGGCAATCCGATCGGGCAGGTCTTCGACCTTTCGCCCACCGACAAGCTGCCTGGCAGCTACCTGCAAACGCGCTTCGGCGTCGGGAGCGGCGGCAGCGGCCAGATCCGCACGCTGCTCCTGATCGGCGCGGTGGACGCCGGCGGCGGCACCCTCGTGCCCGACACCGAGACGAAGCCGGTCATCAACGACGGGGACGAGACGACCCTCACCGGCGGGACGGGCAACGAGCTCTGGCGGATGGTCCGGATGGTCCGCCGGCACTTCCCGACCGCCAAGATCGAGATCGCCACGTTCACGCAGACCGGCGGCGCCGCGGCAACGGCGAAGATCACCATCGGCGGCTCGTGGAGCGTGGCGTCCGCCGGGCCCATCCGGTTCCGGATCGGCGACTGCCCGATCGAGCTGTTCGCGCTCGCGGGGGACACCCCCACGACGTTCGGCGACGCCTTCGTGGACGTCGTCGACAGCACGCCCGAATGCCCCGTCACCGCCACGAACGACGCGGGGGAGATCGATCTGACGTGGAAGAGCGACGGGCCGCGCGGCAACGACGCGATCCTCTGGAAGGACGACACCTTCAAGCCCTCGGGCATGACGGTCTCGCTCGGCGGCGACGTCGGCGGCACCGTGGTGAGCGACCCCGGGCCGTGGATCCTCGCGAACGGGGACAACCTCGTGGTCGCCTTCAACGCGGGCGGCGATCAGACGGAAGCGATCGAGTGCACCCCCGCCATCATCACCGGCTCGGGCGCAACGTACGGCGCCGTCACCGCGCTCCACGTCCTGAACCTGCATCTCCCCGACCCGACAACGGGCGTCTCGACCCCGAAACAGGTCGTCTTCGCGGGGACCGAGAACACGCAGGCGCTCTTCCACGCCGCGATCCAGGCCGCGATCCTCGGCTTCGGCGTCGTCACGAACAGCGGCGGCCAGACGCGCATCACCACCGTCCTCCAGGGCTCCGACGCCGCCGGTTCGGTCGACGCGAGCAGTGCGGACGTGCTCACCTCCCTCGGACTCTCCGCGGGCGCCTTCACGAACGCTGGCCCGAACAACGTCGCGAACGCGAACGGCACCGGCGTCACCGCGGCCGAGTGGGTGTCGATCTACTCCGGGATCACGAACGGCACCGTCGAGGACGACGGCGGCGCGCTGCGCTTCACGAGCGCCACGACCGGCTCGGGCGGCACCGTGCAGGTGAAGTCCAGCTCCACCGCCGATGACGAGATGGGCTTCGACAACACCTCCCACGCGGGCGGCGTCGGCGCGGGTGCCAGCGTCGCGAGCGGCGGCGTGCGGTTCGCCGGCGGCGCGGCCACCGAAAGCCTGGCGAACCTCCTCACCACCCTCGCGGTCGAGCCGTACTGGACGATCGCGTGCAGCGTGATCGACGCGACGAACCTCGGGCGCATGGAGACCGCGATCGACGCGAAGTGCGGGGGCACCGTGCGCCTCTTCGGCAACGTCGTGGTCGCGAGCACGAAGGCCTTCGCGAGCTCCACGTCCCTCGCGCAGACCACGCTCGACAACGTGCGCTTCCAGATGCTCGACATGGAGGAGGGCGAGACGCCCGCGGAGGAGATGGCAGCGTGGATGGCCGCGCTCCGGCACACGCGCGAGCAGTCGAACCCCAACCAGAAGTACGACGGGATCGCGACGCCCTTCCGCGCGCAGGAGGCCGCGTCGAAGCGGATGAACCGCTCGCGCCAGGTCGCCGCGCTCGACGTGGGGCTCACCCCGATCCCGACGGCGAGCGGCGTGGCGTACGTCGCCCGCGCCATCACCACGCGGTCGCTCACGAGCACCGGCGCGGCCGACGACGGCACGATCGACGTGGGGCAGGCCCGCACGCCGGACGTGATCAACGAGGAGATCGGCGCGCTCTGGCAGTCGTACACGGACAGCGAGGACACGACGGCCCACCACTACCTGCGCAACGACCCCGACCCCGGCAACGAGGCGGATGTCCCCGCGGGCACGACCTACCCGAAGGACTGGCAGCAACAGGTCACGCTCTACATGAAAGAGCGCGAGCGCCGGAACTGGGTCACCGACGTCGACGCGAACCCCACCGTCGTCAACATGCATCCCACGGCGAGCACCCCTCGGTTCGTGCAGTACACGCCCGTCATCGTGACGCCGCTCACCCATCAACTCGAAGGCACGATCGCGCAGACGAAGTTCGTCCCGCAGTGATCTGAGGAGACCGCCATGGGGCAAACCGCATCTGCGATCGTGAAGGTCAATGGCCGCAAGGTCGCCGAAATGACCACCGTCACATTCGACGTGAAGTCGAATGGCCAGCTCATCGTCACCGCCGACGACATCGTGAAGAGCAAGGGCAAGGCGACGGCCGAGGTGTCCTACGAGACGATCCTGTCCGTCGGCGGCTCGCGCTTTTCCACCACGAAGGCGGCGATCGCGCAGACGTGGTGCTCGATCACCGGGCAATACGACGGCGAGATGATCGAGGTGACAGGCACCTTCGACGCGGCGACGATCAAGAGTGATGTCGCGAAGGGCCAGACCGACGGCAGCCACAAGTTCTCGGGCTCCGTGCGCGTGATCAGCGGCTGATGGCGAAGTTCGAGGACATCCTGCCGGCGCTCCAGGCGACCGTGCAGACCCGGCGCCCGGTCAAGATCCTGGCGATCGACGGGCAGACGGAGATCCGCTGCGACTTCCGTCTGCTCATGACCGACGACGACGCCGCGCTCGAGGAGGCGGCCGTCGAGTACGCGATCGCGCGCAAGGTCCGGGACCCGAAACCCGGCAATTCGCAGTACGAGCGCGGGCTCATGCTCCACACGCTGCTCCTCGCGTGCGTGGACAACGAGGTGAAGGACCGCTTCGAGCCGTACTTCCGCACGGTCGAGCAGATCGGCCGGTTCCTCGACGACGGCCGCTGCGCGGTCCTGTTCTTCGAGCAGCGCGCCTTCCAGAAGGAAAAGAGCCCGAACCCGCAGCGAGGACAGCGCCCCGAGGACTACTTGGCACTCGTCTTCGACTCGAACGCGGAGAGGGAGAAGGGCGGAGACCCCGCCCTCCCTTTCGTCGATTTGCCGCGCGGCATGCTGGTGAATTTTGCAGTGGAGTCGGTACGCCTGCTCTGCTCGCCACCCCTCACGCGATCCGACTTTGGATCCGGGAGTCCGGACGCGGCCGCGAGTTCCTCGAGTTCTGCGCCGAGCTGAGGAAGGCGAAGGTCATCCCATGAAGGCCGACGCCCTCGTGCTCGCCACCGAGCCGCCCTGGAAGCTCACCCTCGGACCCAAGAGTTTCTCCGCGCGCTGGAAGGACCGGCCCACTGGCCCGCTCCAGATCGGCCTTCGCGTCGCGAGCGCCGAGGAGCGCCTGCTCGTCGGCGTCGAGGCGACCGCCCGCGCCGACCTCCTCCTGCCGGGGAGGCACCCCGAAGACCCGCGGTGGAAGGCCACGTACGACGTGTGCTGGATCCACTACCTCCTCGGCCACGTCCTCACGAGCCCGAGGGACGCCAACGCGCCCCTGTGGGCGACGCAGGACGGCACCCTGATGCTCTGCGAGAAGGAGCCGCACGAACCCGGCGACTCCGCCGTGGTGAGCGCGCGGTTCACGGACACGGGCCTGGCGCGCCTCTGGGACGAGTACGAGGCCCTGGAGCTTCGCCTCTCGGAGGTGTGGCCCGAGATCTCCGCCGAGGACGCGAAGAAGCTCGGCGTGCGGCTTGTGGACGGGTCGTTCTTCGAGGGCCTCGACTCGGCCGCGAAGAGCGGGAACGCCGTCGCGGGCCAGGCCGCCCAGCAGCTCCGTCGCCTGCTCTCGCACGTCGTCGACATCCGCACGCACGGCCCCCGCGGCGCCCCCTGATGGCCACCGAACGCGACTACCGCATCACCGTCTCTGCGCTGCTCGCGCGAGGGAGCGTGTCGGCGGCGGTGAACGACTTCGTGAGCCAGATGATGGCCGCGAAGAAGAAGGTCGACGACATCCTCTCGCAGCCCAGCAAGGGAGCGAAGGACGCCGCCGCGAAGGAGGGGAAGGCTCGCGTCGACGAGGCCAAGAAGGCCGCCGCGGAGCTCGATCGCATCCGGGAGAAGGAGAACGACGCGATTCTCCGAGACGTCGCGAAGACGGAGGCGACAAAGGGGCGCATCAAAGAGCGTTACTCTCGCGAAGAGCGGGATCGGAACGAGAAGACCGACCAAGAGCGGGCGAAGCGCAACGAGAAGATCGCCAGCGACGCCATGGGATTCATGCGCAAGGCGGCGGGGGCGGCTGCGCGCGTCGCGGGCGAAGTGGTCGGTGGCCTCGGCGTGAGCTTCGACGTGGGCTCTGCCGTGCGCCGCGGCATGGAGCTCGACACCGTCGCTCGTCGCGCCACGATCTCCGGCAAGGGCGCGCTCGACCAGAACGCCACCGAAGCAGACGTCCAGTCGACGATTGCCACCATCCGCGCCGCCGGTGTCGCCTCGAAGCAGGACTTCGGCTCGCTCGCGAAAGGTCTCGAAGACTTCGTCTCGAAGTCCTCCGACCTAGAGACTGGCAAGAAGGTGCTTGGCGACCTCGGGCGCATCGCGCGCGCGACGGGCACCGACGTGAACGAGCTCGTCTCCGCGGCCGGCGACGTCAACAAGACCCTGGAGGACGGCCCGGACAAGGCCGATCGACTCCTCGAGGTCATGACCCTCGTCGCCACGCAGTCGGCGAAGGGCGCCGTCGAGGTCAAGGACTTCGCGCGGTACATGGGCCGCATCACGGCCGGCGCGTTCAAGTTCGAGGGGAGTCGCGCGCAGAACATCGGCATCCTGTCGTCGCTCGCGCAGATCGCCATGTCCGGCGGCGCCGCGGGCCCGCGCGAGGCCACGAACGCCGCGCAGGCGTTCTCGAACGACCTCACGAAGGGCGAGGCGCTGAAGCGATTCGATGCCGCGAAGATCCAGCTCTTCACGGACGACACGAAGACGACGCTCCGCTCCCCCGAGAAGATCATCACGGACTACCTCCGGCACAGCGGGGGCAACCTCGCCGACCTGTCGAAGTACTTCCAGAACGAGGGCAGTCGTCGCGTCATCACGGGCTTTGCGCAGAAGTACAACGCCGCCGGCGGGGGCGAGGCCGGGATCAAGGCCGTCGAGGCGGAGTTCTCCAAGTTCGCGCAGACGATGAGCTCGGACGATGTCCAGAAACGGTTCGAGCTCTCCGGCGGGAGCCGCGAGGCGAAGGCGGCCGAGTTCCAGAACAAGTTCGACACGATCGTCGAGGGCATGATGGAGAAGATGCTCCCGGCCCTGGAGAAGCTGGAGGGGCCTGCGCTCAAGGCGGCCGACGCCCTCACGAGCCTCATGGTGGCGGCGACCGAACACCCGTGGGGCACCGTCGCCGCGGTCATCGGCGGGAGCATCGCTGGGAGCATCGCCAAGGCCGCAATCGGCGACATGATCGGCAAGGGGATCGCTGGCGCGATGAGCGCGTTTGGCCCGGCCGGCTTTGCCGTCGGGCTCCTTGCGGTCGCAGCCGCCGCGGCCGCCGCGGCGATTGCCGACTACGAGTCAAAGTCGGACGCCTCCAAGGACAAGTTCGACAAGGACATTCCGACGCTCGTCGCGAAGGCGCAAAAGCAGCTCAAAGAGACTGGCACGATCGATAAGGACACCATCGACGAGATCGCGCGGCGGCGCGCTGAGGTCGAGGGCGTCCGGCAGACCGTCGACAAGACGACGCTCGGGACGGACAACCTTTCGTACACCCAAATCCTTGCCGCGAAGGTCACCGGCGGCGCGGATCAAGTCGCCGACGCCGAAGGCTCGTTGACGGCCGGAGCGCAGAACAAGGAGGGGCTCGACAAGCAGGCGGCTGCACTGGACGCGCTCCTGAAAGCCTTCGCGGACACGAAGCGTCGTCCAACCGCGGAAGAAATCGGCACCGCGGTCGCGAAGGCCATACCGCAGCCGCCGGGCGGTCCCGCTGCTCCCACGGGCGGCCAAGTCGCGCAGTAGCCCATGGCCGACATCTTCGACACGCTCAAGAAAGCCGCGTTCGGGGGCATCGAGTTCCCGTACGTGAAGATCTCGATCAGGGGCTCGCTGGATCACCACGTCCACAGGTACCTTCACCGTCCCGGGGCGGAGATCGAGAGTCTGGGGCGGCGAGCGTACGAGTTCCGCTTCGAGTGCCAGTTCCACACGGACATGCCGTCTTGGCCGGACCTCTACCCGGACAGGCTGTCTCAGCTCGTGAGCCTGTGCGAGAGCGAGCAGACCTTCCCGCTCTACGTCCCGAACCTCGCGCGCGAGCTCCCGACGAAGTGCGTCGACTGGCCGCGCACGCTCCTCGCGACGGTGCGCTCCGGCGAGAGCGTCGAGTTCACGTTCCTCGAAGACTCGACCGACCGGTACACGGCCGACAAGCTCATCACCTTCACCTCGAAGACCATCGTCCCGCAGGTGGACGCGGTCCAGTTCGAGATCGAGAAGCTCGCCGACCCCGAGGCGCAGAGCTGGTTCGACAAGGTCCTGGAGGAGCTCGACAAGTGGCTCGCCGCCGTCGAGTCGATCGAGATGGAGGCCGACTACCAGCACGCGCGCGTCGACGGCCTCTTCGGTCGCATCGAGCAGCTCTCCCGCGTGCCCGTCCTTCAGACCGCGCTCGGCTCTCCCGCGCTTCAGGCCACGCTGGCCCTGTGGGGGACGGTCGCGACGCAGAAGAACACCTCGCTCGTCGCTGCGCGCCCCCTCGCCGCGTACACGACCGAGGACGACAAGATGAGCATCGTCGACGTCTCGATGAAGCTCTTCGACGGCGACCCCTCGCACGCGCTCGAGCTCCTCCAACTGAACGACCTCGACGACGCCCTCGCGATCCGCGTCGGCACGTCGATCCGGTACCTCACGCCGTGACAGCCCCGCTCGACACCGTCGACATCCTGATCAACGGGAAGGTCGTCCTCAACCTGAAGGAGTACGACGTCACCTTCAGCTACTTCACCGCGCCGAACACGATGAGCTTCACGCTCGGCAGCGGGGCGACGGCGCTGGACCTGATGCGCCAGTGTCCCCCGGGCTCGATCGTCGCGGTCCGCGTGAACGGCGTGGTGCAGTGGGTCGGCTTTGTCGACGGCTTCGAGCGCGTCGGCACCGGGGCGACCGAGATCACGTTCACCGCGCGCGACGCGATGGTCCAGCTCGTCCGAGCGCACATCGAGAACGAGCGCACCTTCAACAACATCACGCTCGAGAACCTCGCGATCGAAGCGATCAAGGGCGCCGGCGTCGCCGAGCCTCAGCTTTTCTCAGACGCTGCGGCGTGGCGCTCGGCCGTCACCGGCGTCCCGATCCTGGACACGCAGACGACGTCGAAGACGTTCACGAGCGGGAAGATCGTCGGCAAGCCGAACCCGCCGGAGATCCGCATCGTCTCGACCGGCGAGGCGCAGGGCACCCCCTTCGCGACCGACCTCGTCGCCGTGCGCTCCGGCGTGACGGTCGTCGAGACCACGCAGAAGAAGACCGTCACGCGGATCAAGAGCTTCAAGGCCGACAAGCCGATCAAGTGGGACGCGGGGGAGACCTACCTCACGGCGTTCAAGAAGGACGGTGACCGCGGCGGCGTGTTCCTCCGCGCGGGCGTCGACCCCGACGGCCTCGACCCCTGGATCTTCGAGGTGGGCGCGCCCGACGGACAGCAGCCGGCGAAGTTCTGGCTGCTCAACACCCGGCGCGAGAACACCCCCGAGAACGCCGTCCTCGTGCTGCCCCCGCAGATCCGGTACGTGATGACCGGCCGGCACTCGGAGTACGTGGTGCTGGGCCAGGCGGGCGGCGGCAAGGACGGGCGCAAGCAGGTCCGCGGCGTCTTCAAGGATCCCGAGGCCCTCTCCGGGATGCCCCTTCCGGCCCCGCGCGTCGTGAAGGACCCGCAGGTCAAGAACGCGCGCCAGGCGAACTTCCGCGCCCGGAAGCTCTGCGCCGAGGAGCGACGCGCGAACCGGTCGTTCGTGTTCGTGATCCCGCACCGGCACACCGTCCCGCTCATCGAGAACCCGAAGACGCGGATGATCCCGGCCCCCGACACGGTGGGGCACGTGCGCGACGACGAGCACGGGATCAACGGTCCGATGTGGGTCGAGCGCGTGCGCCACCACAGCAGCGTGAGCGGCGGCACGTTCACCGAGATCACGATGCTCGACCCGACCGACCTCGTTTTCGGGGACGACGAGATCACCGCGCCGATCACGCGTCCCGCGAAGAAGGGCCACAAGCGCTCATGATGACCCTCGACCTTCGGAGCCTCACGCTCGTCGAGCGCAAGGACGGCTTCGACCGCGCGCAGCCGGAGCCGTACGGCGCGAACGGCTCCGGGACGTCCTACGAACTGCTTCCCCCGTGGGGCACGTTCGGGCGACCGCGCGGGCCCTCGGCCGGCACCGGCGCGAACGGGCTCGTCCTGATGCACGGCTCCGAGGGGATCGTCATCGCGGGCACCGATCCGCGCTACCACGCGGGCCTCCCCGACCTCGGCGACGGCGGCGCGGGCTTCTACGCGACGGTCGAGATCTCCGGCGCGGTCCAGACGCCGTACGTCGCCTTCTTCGGCAAGGACGGCGAGAAAGACGAAGGCACGATGCGGGCGGAGGTGCAGACCGCCGCGGGCGTGACCACGATCGAGGTTAACGCGACCACCGGCGACGTCACGATCGAGCACGCGGCGGGCACGAAGGTGATCGTGAAGAGCGACGCCGTGTACCTCGGCGACGAGAGCGCCGTGCCGCTCGTGAAGTACACCGCGCTCCTCGCGAGCTGGACCGAGCTTCAGGGCGTGATCACGGGCCTTGGCGGCACGCTCGGCCCGCTCGCGAGCGCCAACACCACCAAGGTCAAGGGCACGTGAACAGGCCTCGCTACACCCTCTCGCGGCACACGCTCTTGCGCGCCGTGGCCGCGAAGTACGCCGGTCCGCTCTTCGCCTTCTTCGGCATGCCCGCGGAGCACCTGAGCAACGCGCAGATCGCCACGTGGGTCGCCCTCACGTGGCCGGATCTCCATTCCACGATGAGGCGGTGGCTGGCATGACCACCGGCGCCGGATCCACCGACGCGGGCGACGTGGCCGCGGGCTTCGACCCGGCCGGCACCGTGGGATCCGCGCGCGCCGTGGTGCCCCCGCAGGCGCTCTACCTCGACGCCGCGACGATGGACTTCCCGACCGACGAGAACGGTCGCTACCAGGAAGTCCACCCGATCGACCACCAGGTCGAGATGCGCCTCCTCCCCGCAGCGGGCTCGGTCGCTGCCGCGCGTAGCGTCGGGAGCACGCTGCGGGACATCGCGATCGGGACGCGCGCCCAGATGACGGCCGACGCCTGGCGGATCGCGAAGGACAAGCTCTCCGGCCTCCTCGCGAACGGCGACATCCGCATCCTCTCCGTGACCGCGTACGCCTCGAGCGCGTGGCGCGTGCACGTGGAGGTGTCCTACCAGAACCTGCGCGCGATCGACGCCGATCGCGCCCGCTCCGTGGTGCAATAAATGGCCGGCGACCTGCCCGAGGACGTCTACGCGCCGACGCGCGATCAGGTGGTCGCCGACGCGAAGAATTCGATCGTCGTGCGCCAGATGCAGGCGAGCCCGGACAAGGCCGTCGACGTCGGCGAAGGGTCGTTCCCCGCGGTGATCGCGGAGGTGATCGGCGACCTCTCGATGCCCCACTACGCGAACGCGATCGCCGCGGCGAAGCGCTGGCTCGTGAAGAACACCTTCGGCCAGGCGCTGCGCACGCTGGCGCTGGAGAAGCTCGGCCCGGTCGACGGGATCCCGGTCGCCGCGACCGGCGCGAGCGGGTACGTCGAGGCGAAGAAGATCGAGGTCGGCGGGACGCACCTCGACACGACCGTCACGCTCATCGACACCGCTTCAGGCAAGCGCTTTCGCTGCCTCGACGAGCGGGACTACGACGACGGCGAGCCGATCGCGATCATCGGGATCGACACCGGGCCGGAGACGAACCTGGACGCCGACGTGGTGCTCCAGTTCGAGAGCCCGCCGCCTGGCTGCTCGCTCACCGCGACAATCCTCGCGCAGAACGACGGCACGGGCGCGCTCGTGGGGCTCTCCGGTGGGCGCGGCGAGGAGACCGACGAGGAGCTCCAGGACCGGATCATCGAGGGGCAGACGAACCCCCCGGCGGCCGGCAACAACGCCCAGATCGTCAAGGTCGCGCAGAAGACCGGGGGCGTGCCGGTCGAGAAGGCCTTCACGTACCCCGCGTGGATGGGGTCGGGCTCCACGTGCGTGGCCTTCACGCTCCGGCCCGACTCCAGCGCGTCGCGCGTCCCGAACAGCGTGCAGCGTGGGCTCGTCGAGGCCGATCTCCGCAACGCTTTCCCCGCGGACTGGACCTTCACCGTCCCCGCGATCCTCACGCAGAACCTGACGATCGCGCTCGGCGTGACGTGGGTGGACAAGGCGCGGGCGTGGGTCGATGGCACCCCGTGGCCGGCGTACGTCCCGGGCGATCCCGTGGTGGTGTCGCAGGTGACGTCCTCGCTCGCCCTGCGCGCGACCACCGGGACGAGCACGGACACGCCGCAGGCCGGGCAGACCGTCGCGCTCTACGACGTCAGCACGAAGAGCTTCAAACGGAAGCGGATCGCCGCGGTGGTCGTGGTGGTCGCCAACAAGAGCTGGGACCTCACCTTCACGACCGCGCTCGGAGCGTCCGAGACGTTCGTGCCCGAGGTCGGCGCGCTGCTCTCGCCCTACTCGCTGTCGATGAACCGGCTCCCCGCGCGGATGGTCGCGTACACCCGGACGTTCGGCCCCGGCGAGATGTTCGCTTCGCTCCCGGACCCCGGCGGCCGGCGGCGGCGCTGGCCCCCCTCGCCCAAGTCCTGGCCGCACACCGTGACGAACGAGGGCCTCGTCGCCGCGGCCCGCGCGAGCGGCGCGATCGAGGACGTCGAGCCCCTCCTGCCGGCGACCCCGCACACGACCACGATCGGCACCCCCGGGGTGAGCGTGGCCCTGCTCCAATTCGCGGATTTCGCGGTCTATCCGCAAACATGAGGCATCATGGCTGGTGGCGTCGAAGACGGCCTTCACACGTACGATCTTGCCCTCGCCGAGGGCGGGCCCCGCGTCCCCGACGCGGATGACCTCGGCGGCCTGGAAATCCGGAACGGTGATCCGCCGCCCACGAAGGGCGCACAGCGCGACGGCGACATGGACAACGTCCAGACGGCCACGCTCGCGGGCCTCGCTCGGATGGGCCCCACGTGCAGGCTGTGGGTCGAGTGGTCCGGCGGCACCCCGGCGATTGTCGCGGTCGACTCCATGGGGACGCTCACCCCGCTCACGAGCGGGAGCGCGTTCGAGTTCACCCTGAACGGCACAGGGGACCTCACGATCGCGTGGCTCAACGGCACGTTGCCCCCGCAGGGGCGCAAGCCGCACGCGTGGCTCACGGACGCCGCCGGCTTCGCCTACGCGAGCTACGCGCCGAACGAGATCCAGGTGCTCACGAGCGACGCGAGCGACACCGCCGCGGACCTCAACTTCGCCGTCGAGATCTTCGGGTGAAGTACTCCCTCTTCGCACCCCCCGGCCTGCACAAGTACGAGGCCGGCAAGCCCCTCGCGGAGGCGATCCACGAGACCGCGCTCCGCCTCTTCGCGAAGCACGACCGCAGCCGCGGCGCGCTCGAGACGGAGCCCGGGTCGCTCGTCGACCTCGTCGCGTTCGCGCTCGCCATCCGCTTCGCGCGCATTGCCGCGAACCTGGAGAAGGCCGAGGGCGAGCGGTACGCCGCGGGCGCCTACTACCTCCTCGCGCAGACCGAGGACGAGTACGGGCTCCAGCGGGGCGCCGACGACACCCTCCTGACCCGCCGAACGGCCCTTGCCGAGGCGAAGCGCGCCCCCCGGGGGAACGCCCGCGCCGAGCTCGTCCAGCAGCTCCGGGACGCCCTCGGCGACGACTACGGCGGCCTCTACATCGCGGACGCGGCCGACGTGGTCGAGTGGCCGGCGGACCTCGGGGATCCGCCTCAGCTTCTCGCGGAGGCGAACCTCGACCGCAAGATCGTCCAGATCGTCCCCGCGATCTCCACGGACCTCGGGAGCCCCCAGCAGGTCCGGTACACCCCCGTCGACCCCGCCCCCGAGATCGGTCACTCGCTGCTCGTCGGCGACCGCCTCGTGGTCGAGCCGGAGAACCTCGGGCGCGCGGAGGTCGTGACGGTCACGAGCCTCGCGATCGGCGACCCGGAGCTCTACTTCACCGCGACCTTCCAGCAGGCCCACGAGCCCGGGTGCGTGGCGGCGCAGATGCCCTTCCCGGCGGCGACTTCGACCCAGCGCGCGATCCTTGTGGCGCTCTCGGAAGACGCCGCAGTCGACCCCGTCCTGCGCGGCAAGGCGGACAAGCTCCTCGACCGGATCCTCACCGGCGTGACGACGTGGTCGCTCTGCGGCCTCAGCGGGACCGGCACGATCGGCCCGTGGACCATCGGCGATCCGGACCGCGGCCAGCTCGGCCGCAACCCGATCGGCACGATCACCGTGACCTGAGACCCCTATGGCGCACTTCGTCTTCTTCACGGGCTACACCGACCCGATCCCGGACGGGCACGTCCCGGACAGCGTCGAGTACACCCTGCTCTGGAAGCAGGTCTACGCCGCGATCAACGGGGATGGCGGCGGCACGTGGTCGCCGAGCGCGTTCATCACCGTCGGCGGCAGCGGCTTCCAGCTCACCGGCGTGAACCACAGCCTCGCCGCGAGCGCGCGCCTCAACGTCGAGAGCACCGGCGAGGTCCGCCTGAAGGCGGGCGCGCTGCTGAAGGCGGACGGCACGAGCGGCGACATCCGCCTCGAGGTCACCGGGGGCGTCGCGACCCTCACGATCCAGGCCAACGCCCTCGGCGTCCTCGCGGAGAACGCCGACTTCGACGCGTACGGCGCGATCACGCTGAAGGACAACGGCGGGGCGGCCGGGAGCGGGGGCAACCTCATCGTCGAGGACACCGGCCTCATCACCGTGCAGTCGGGTGGGCTCGTGGCTATCGCCGATGGAGCGACGTTCACCCTGAACGGCGACCAGAACATCAGCAGCACGGGCGTCGTCACCTACCAGAACGGCTCCAACCTCACGAGCGGCGCGACCGCGTTCGCGCAATGGTCCGGGGAGTGGTGGTTCGCCAAGA